GCACTACCTTACCACTGAGGGACCTTACATCGGGCTGTTGAAAACGCCGGAATACACAACGATGTCCCGACGTCCCGGCATCGGAAAATCCTGGCTCGATAAATACAACACAGATGTATTCCCTTCGGACTACATAATCGTTCGCGGCAAAAAATGCCGCACTCCAAAATATTACACTCGTGATCTTGCACAAAACAATCCTTCGCTCTATGACGATATCCTTGAAAAACGGATACTCTCAGCAAAAACACATGCTGAAAACAATACGCCAGAAAGACTTCTCGAAAGAGAATTCTGTAAACAACAACAGATCAAAATACTAAAGAGAGGATACGAAAATGATACTTAAAATGTTCACTGTATATGACTCAAAACTAGAGGCCTACCTTCAACCCTTCTACATGGCCACCGCCGGCTTGGCCGTCAGAGCATTCGCTGACATTGTGGCCGATAAAACGCATGCGTTCTCCAAACATCCTGCTGATTACACACTCTTCGAGATTGGCTCTTACGATGATCGCACGGGTCTTATAGTTCAACTCCCCGCGCATAAAAATCTCGGCACAGCCCTTGAATATTCCGGAGTCTCGGAATTAAATAATACTGTGCCGCACCCATCAGCAGAACCTCTTACAAATGGCCTAATCATATCGGAGCAATGTTAAATATGAAATCAGTAATGTCGCATTCCTTCTCACAAGTACCAAAAGCCGAAATTCAGCGGTCAGTATTTGACCGCTCGCACGGCTTTAAAACTACATTCGACGCAGGCTATTTAGTACCAATCCTTGTGGATGAGGCTCTTCCAGGAGATACGTTTACCGTAAATGCCTCATTCTTCTCACGACTTGCAACGCCCCTGACGCCATTCATGGATAATATTATCCTCGATAGTTTCTTCTTTGCGGTACCCTATAGATTGCTATGGAGCAACTGGGAGAAATTCAATGGCGCTCAAGATAATCCTGCTGATAGTACTGACTTTAGTACGCCCATATCTACCGCACCAGTCGGAGGATACGCTGTGGGCTCTCTACAAGATTATATGGGACTTCCTACTGGCATCGCTGGCTATACGCACAACACGTTCCCCATGAGAGCGTACAATCTCATCTGGAACACCTGGTTCCGTGATGAGAACCTACAAAATTCGATCACAGTTGATCTCGGGAACGGTCCAGACACGGTGACCAATTACACTTTACGACGCCGCGGGAAGCGCCATGATTACTTCACGTCATGTCTTCCATGGCCGCAAAAAGGTCCTTCGGTTCCTTTGCCTCTGGGAACCTCTGCACCTATTCGCGGTATGCAATACGACGGAACTGTCACCGATAGGATTTATCTAGGAACTTCGGTTGGGGACCGCGGCGTCGTCCAAGCGAACTCGACTTCAGCCACGCCGCCTATGGCCCTTGATGCCTCAGGCTCGATCGCATCAGGTGAATACTTGACATGGCAGCAAATGGGTGGATCGTCCTACAGAGGAGGCGGTAATTACGCCGATCTCTCCGCGGCTACTGCGGCGACGATCAACGCCCTGAGACAAGCCTTTCAGGTTCAACGTCTCTATGAAAGAGACGCGCGCGGCGGAACACGGTATACAGAAATTCTGAATTCGCATTTCGGTGTGACGTCACCCGATGCTAGACTTCAACGTCCTGAGTATCTCGGGGGGGGTTCAATGAACCTTAGTACTACTCCCGTACCTCAGACCTCTGTTACCGCCGCAACTCCGCAAGGAAATCTTGCTGCCTATGGCACGGCAAGCGCTACCGGGCATGGATTCTCGAAATCCTTCACCGAACACTGCATAATTATCGGTCTTATAAACGCTCGGGCAGATTTGAATTATCAAAATAATTTAAATCGTATGTGGTCCAGACGTACACGTTGGGACTACTACTGGCCCGCTCTCGCTCACCTCGGCGAACAAGCCGTCCTGAACAAAGAAATTTGGACTCAGGGCACAGGCTCCGACGATACCGTGTTCGGTTACCAAGAGCGCTATGCCGAATACCGTTACAAACCTTCTCTCATCACTGGGAAATTCCGATCGCAGGCGTCGGGTACACTAGATATCTGGCATCTTGCTCAGAAATTTACCGCACTTCCCACTTTGGGAGCTACTTTCATCGAGGATGTTCCTCCGATAGCCCGCGTGTCGGCGGTTCCTTCGGAACCAAACTTCTTGCTGGATGCACATTTTCAAATGAAATGCGCTAGGCCAATGCCAACGTACAGCGTTCCCGGGCTTATTGACCATTTCTAGGAGGAAACATGCTAGGAGCCATACTAGGCGGTCTCGTCACAGGAGGCGCCTCCTTAATTGGGGGCGCTATGACGAACGCCAAAAACGCGAAGGAAGCGCAGAAAAATCGCGTCTTCCAAGCAGACCAGGCCTCCAGACAGATGGCATTCCAATCGGATATGTCGAACACGGCCTACCAGCGTACTATGGCCGATATGCAAAAGGCGGGGTTAAACCCCATGCTCGCATATCAGCAAGGCGGAGCCTCTACGCCGTCCGGTCAGGCCGGCTCGGGCGCCCAGGCCACTATGGAAAATGCCATCGGCAATGCGGCCACTTCAGCTCTGGACTATGCTAGGTACCGCAAAGAGCTTAAAGAAGTGGATTCTAGGGTCCTTTTAAATGAGGCCCAGAAGCAACAGGCGGTCGCCCAGGCGCGAGCCGCAGAAAACAGCGCCAAAGTCTCAGCCGCAACAGAAAAAGAGATTCTAGCTACCCTGCCGGGGCTCTCAAAGAAGGCTGAGTATGACTCCAAGTTTTATAACCGCGAAAAAGACGCGGTTGACTTGGATTTCATGTTAAAACGGGGCACCCAGGGCGTTGACCTCCTTAGAAAGGTCATATCGCCCTTTACAGGTGGCCCCAGTTCAGGCCGGTCTGCGGACAGGATGGACGAAATGTATAGACGCGGCCTAAATAGACTTCCAAAATACTGAAAGGAAAAATATGATTGTACCAAGAAATATTTACTCAGATCGTGTCGGAACCGACGATATCTCCTTCGAAGGAGATCCGGGTTTGACCAAACAAAGCATGAAGGATGAATGCGACGTAAACATAATACTAAAAAAGTTTGCGAAAACCGGCCTCTTATCCCATGCCCGAGAGCATCAAGGGCAGTATGGAGACTTCTCAAATGTCACTGATTACCGATCTGCTCTCGAACAAGTCCAAATGGCTGAAGGCGCTTTTCTATCTCTTCCTGCGGAAGTGCGGGAAAAATTCGACAACGACGCTGCCGCCTTCCTCGACTTCACAGGAAACCCTGCCAATCGAGAAAAAATGATTGAAATGGGGCTTATTATCCCTGCAGATAAACCCGAAACAGCCCCTATTCCTGCAAATTCGACTGAAAAGGAGACAGAAAAAAAATAAAATCCTGAACTTCCTGTTCAGGATTCACCCACGGTAGTGTCAACCCTCGGGACCAGGCCTCTCTTGATGTAACTGGTCCCACTGACACCCCACAGGGTGTCAAAACAACAAAAAAGGAGAACTAAACACCATGCGCAAACCTCAAAAAATGAACTCGAAACACTCAAAAAAGGTTTTCTCAAAAACCGCCAAGAAAGTTCACCCAAAAAATGCCCCGCAGACCATAATGCGCGGCGGCATTAGGCTCTAAAAAAAAAGGAGCATGTAACGTGCCTTGTTACACACCCCTTAAGGCGTATTACGCTAAAGATCGTAACGCCTCAGGTAAGCATAGCCTTACCTTTAGCCTCCGTCACGCCCTAGACGATAAAGTCGTCACAATTGCGTGCGGTCAATGCATAGGCTGTCGCTTAGAGCGCAGCCGCCAATGGGCAATTCGTTGCATGCACGAATCGACCATGCACGAAAACAATTGCTTCATTACTCTTACTTACTCACCCGAAAACCTACCAAAGGACAACTCTCTCAACCTCCACCACTTCCAAACATTCATCAAACGACTCAGAAAAAAAACTAAAATAAAAAACCTACGATACTTCCATTGTGGAGAATACGGAGAAAACTTAGGACGTCCTCATTATCATGCTTGCATCTTCGGGTATGACTTCCCAGACAAGCAATTGCACAAAATCACGAAACAAGACAACAGACTTTATACGTCTGCTATTCTAAACTCCCTATGGTCCCTGGGCTATGCCCTTATAGGCGATGTTACCTTCGAATCTGCTGCCTATGTGGCACGCTACATAACGAAAAAAATTAATGGCCAAATGGCCGACTCGCACTACCTTACCACTGAGGGACCTTACATCGGGCTGTTGAAAACGCCGGAATACACAACGATGTCCCGACGTCCCGGCATCGGAAAATCCTGGCTCGATAAATACAACACAGATGTATTC